TAATAGTTTGAACAATTTACAAATAATGTAAGTAAGCCTGTTGGGGTAGTATCTTTTAATCTTATGATTGTATCAATATCATCAGAGTATGTCATTATGTGATCTGTGGATATGGTGTTATCATATACAAATAATCTCATAATCAAAGCACTTTGTAATCCCCATAATTGATTCATCCACCCCTCAATGCCACCGGATTGTCCAACTGATGCGTACCATGTTTTCAGTTCTTTATTCTCTTGAATCACAGCTATATTTTCAAAAATACCTGCTATCTCACCATAACCTTTTAGACCGTATAAGTTCATTACAGCTTCTAATAGAGGTGCGCAATTACTTTTTGTCATAGATTGATTGTGTCCACTTATATCAATCATTAATGAATATGCATCTTCTTCTAATAATGTTTGCCCAGCTTCAAATATCTTATTTTTTCTACCAGTATCTGTTAGTGTCATAATCTGATCTCTGAAGTATTTAGTAGCCCTTTTTACAAGATCCATCATTCGGCTTAATGCAATTTTAAGGTTAAAAGGAGCAATACCAAAATATCTTCCTTCCTCTTTTTGTTCCTTTTCTTTGGCAACTAGTCTAGTGACTATATATTTCCTTTCAGTGAAATGAGTATTTAGGAATTTTTCAACTTCAGTAGGATTATTTGTTACAATCGCTTTTCTACCTTCAGTTTTCCTATTCATTTTAAGATATGTTGCTATACTAAGTATATCCTCAGGTTGATTATCCATTTGATTTAAATAAGCAACTAATTCTTTAATACTAGAACCTTGAAATGGGCTGTACTCGTCTACTGTGCATGCCTTATCTTTTAAACTAGGGGTAACATCGTTAAATTGACATGGAACGAGGACACCAAACAAATCTATATCTCTCCATTCTTCTAGTTGTCTCAATTGAGTAAATGCGTCAATTCCATTTAGAGCTACCAATGATTTGAGTCTTTGTACACTTGAATTTTCAACTTTAAAATTTGGTAAATCATTGTTTGCTTTATAATATCCTAAC